TACTGCGTTCCTTCTCCAGAAACGGAGTAGGTGTGCCGAAGCCCAACAAAATCAGAAGAGGGCTGCCCATCACGGACAGCCCTCACGGGTTGTTTATTGAAGCGGAACGCTGTAAGAACAGCGGACGCCGTCTGCATCGCAGACACATACCATCTGTTCTGCTTTTCCGTAAATGCGTTTCTGCACACAGTAGTCGTCCATGCCGAGAAAGCTTCCCGCCATGATAGTTTTGACGCCCTGCACTTCATCAATCTTGTTATGATGCAAATGCCCAGACAGCACGGCGTACAGGGGTGTTCTCGCCATCGTCTGCAGTGCCTGCACTTTACTGGCCGAGCCATCAAAGTCACCGTGAACGCCACAGTATGTCTTACCACGAACATTGATAAGGTACATGGTACTATCGATTTTGGCAGAGCTGCCTTCCGCAGCACCGATGGTTACATTCTCGAAGTTCTGCAATCGTGCGCCAAGATACCACTCGACCAGGTCGTCCAAGCGCTCACCGAGCAAGGCATCGTCCTTGTTGGGCGTAATGCGGCTGTGATTTCCTGCCACGCTGACAAATATCACGGATTTGAAGTGTTTGCTCAGTTCAGCAAGGAACTCGGCAATCAGTTCTGAAACGCCCTTGATTTGCTCAATTACATTCTCTTTGTTGGTGATGGCAATAGACTGATGAATGTTGCCGCTGATAGCGTCGCCGTTTGACCAGACGATACAGTTCTCGCTACCATGAGTTTCACCAATAGCGACGACCTTATCCAGATACCGGCACATCATCTCTCGGCACACATTTGAGTTGTATGTATTCCAATGGTTGTCCACATCCGCGCCATAGTGAATATCATTGAGACTGACCAACAGGTCGTTGTCAGACGGTTCGATATGGCACGGCTCATAGGCAAGGCGAGGCAAGTTTCCACCCTTGACTGCTTCCACAAGGATCTCGTTGAGTTCCTCCTGCCGGGAGCGCTCACGAATCAGTTTGTTGAACGCATTTCTCTGGTCAAAGAACTTCTGCCGTTCCTTGAGCAGTTCAATGCGTTTAGCATCCAAGCTTGCCAATTCGGACATATCTACTGCGCCGTTTTTAACATCTGTTTCCAGTGCGTCAAGGGTGCGCTTGCTGCCATATACCATGCGCCTTGCAACATCTGGAGCATATGGCTGTCCATATAACGCCTCGGCCAGCTCCGTATAATCTATGTCGGCCAAAGTCTTATCTACAAGCTTACCGTAGACAAGCCGTTTCTGATATTCAAAATTACTTTCATTTTGCTTTTGATATAATTCCATCGATGACACCTCCAATTTCCGTAAACTCCCAGTAGGGGATTATGATAAGAGAGATGCCATTCTCGTCACAGAAGCTTCTCTTTATTTCGTCATTTTTCTTCCGAGCCACATACCCATCGCTCCCACCAAAATAATTAACGGGAAGATAATGCTGTTGCCCATTGTACTCAATACAAGTGTTAAGTTCCGGAATGTAAAAATCAAACGGCAATGGCTTGATATTTCGGCAATCAGAAAATCTATATTGCTGGATGTAGTGAACGCCTTTGGAATCGAGATGCCGTCTAATCTCCAACTCGCCGTGCGAGGTCATACAGTGTGGGCATCTGCTACCACTCGTAAAACTGTCTGGGGTCATATCAAAAGTATGACCGCACGCATTGTGCTTGAGCGTTACCTTGTCTTTGCAGGTTTTGTATTCAGATATTAGCTCATACCCATCATCGGTGTCTAACGCAATCTGAGCAAAATCGGCAGTTGTCTTTTTCTTGTATGGGCTGCACCCACGGCACCCACGATTAGAAAACGCATTTGAGACATTGAAATGTGTGACGCATCCACACTTATCACATTTGACCTCAAGGATGCTTGCAGCATTTATATACTCCTGCTGATTGAGCCAAGCATATCCTTTTTGATTCAAGGCCACCAGAATACTCTCAACAGAATACTTTTGAAAATGTTTAATGCATACAGATTTATGATTTTCTTCTGCGCAAGCTTTGCATCCATGTCCACGCACAATGTTATCGAAAAGCCGCTTTTCGGTATGACCATTCTCACAGGTTAAAGTAACATATATTCTGCGGCGGCCATTTGCCATTTCACAATCAACACTCACTACCTTCGATGTTGGTTCGGTCGTGTTTACCCTTTTGGCGATTTCATCCTCCGTGAGACGGCGTATGGCTTACACTCCCTTTCGTTTGTCACGAGGACGCTCCTGCCCGCGCAGGCTGCGCAGCAGTCTCATGGGGGCGCCCTCCTCAACCATATAATAATGATGCCGTTTTGAGTCGCTCTTCATCGTGCGCACAATGTGAACACGGGGGAACTTCTCACGAATGGCTTCTTTTTCCGATAAAGTAATTGCAATCACTGAACTATCATCCTTTGCTTCAAATTTTTATTTTATAGGTTTGCTATTATCATTCATTACTACACCCCATCAAACACGCCCTTTTGCCTTGTGGCACAACGGTTTGACGGGGGTACTTTTTGTAAACAGATTCAGTTTTTCAAAGCCTGTCTTCGGCGCATTACTGAATTAACAATCTGCCTCGTGTGCAGCTCTACGGCACAGTTGGGGCAATACTTCTGCGGGCGGCCTTTGGCGGGTTCCTGCATCTTCACAGTCAGACCGCAGTTCTCGCACTCAAAGTACTGCCCGCCATAATGCTTCATGTACTGATAGCCGAGATTGCGAAAGTCCTGAATATGTATCGCTGTCTTACCGCTTTCCATAAAACATACCTGTACATTCAGGTTATCAATCTTTTTGGAAAACCGAATAAAGCCAGCACTGCGCAGCTCTGCAAACATCAGACTCTGCCGCTTGATAGAGGTATTGATATTTGCCATCTGCATGACCTCCTTGTCAGAACTGTTGACCCAGTGATTGTTTTTATCAGATGCAGCATCCCAGTACTTTGCAACGCACAACAGCGTAAATGCCAATCGCCGGAGCTGCTTACCCTCAAGCGTCTCAATCTTTCGCAGCTCAGTCTCCGTGATGTCAACTCCGTCCAGCCGAATCAATGGAAACTTGGCCGCATTCTTTGTCAGCTTGTCCAGAATGTCTGACCACTGGACAAGCGAGACAGACGGGTCGCACTGCAGCATAAAGGAGTCGAGCAACCGTCGAATCTCCTTTTTGCTGTACTGGTTCTCATAGTAATATCTCGAAATGCGGCTAAGGGTCTCCACGGGCTTCGGGCCGAGGTCATGGTTGTTCAGCATTCTCTCCGCCCAGTCATATTCGTTAAGAACAATGCTCATTGAATTCCTCCAGTCTCTTTTGTCTCAGGGTAAAGCGGTTCCCGCAAAACACGATTTCTCCGGCGGGGTCAATAGTCGGATAGGAAATCAATCCGTCATGTTTGTTCAGCAGATTGCGGATGATTTCATTTCCACACATCTCCCATGCAAACCGCTTGGTCGAGCTCTTCCGATAGCAAATGTCCAATACGATGTCACACAGGGCGAGCCGATTGGAGCAAATCTTGCTACACTCCTGCTCGAACTCCGTGCGCATCTCCATCATTTTGGAGAAGGTGTCGTACTCGTCTACTCGTTCGTAGTTCGCAAACACAGCATAGCTGCGCAGCCGGTGGTTATAATTCTCATACAGCTTCAGAATTGCGTTGTACTGTGAACGGGTATAAGCGGCGCCGCTTTTCATGACGGTGTAGTCAAACTCCGTCTCTGCACTGTGCCGTCCGAGATACCCGTCAAACTCCTGCTCGAAACGACGGCATATCCTGTTCATTACGCAATCGTGATTACCAACCGGCATTCTGGACTCATAATAGCGGAGGAAATCCTTCTGCCGGTCACTCAGTTCCGCAGACGGCAGTTCCAGTAATTCGTCCACCGTCATCTGGAATTCGCGCATGGCATTCTTGTTGGTGTTCTTTATGTATGTATTGTACTGCTTCATCAGTGTAGGATAGATAATGCGCATGAAGTATGGCTTCTTATCCGCTACGATTTTCTGATAAAAGCGTCGCTTAGCTGGGTCTTCAATGGTGTTGACGCTGTGGCGGTCATGCCACTCTCTCGGCATGGGCTTGGCGATAATTCCTTTGGCCTTGTCAATGGCGTTCTGCTGGAACAGCTGTCCGCACTTGATGCGATAATCAAGCGCCTCGTATTCCTTGCTGCCCTTTTTGAACTGCGCCCGCACATCGAACATGGAGGTAATCCAGTTCGTTGTCTTTCCGATATCGTCACCAAAACTGTCGATATTGGCCTGAATGAAGTCCGCTTCGGTGACGATTTTCTTTTTGGCATTACGCTGCACGCACATCAGCGCAGGAAGCTCCTTCAGGTTGCGGACGAGAACATCGTTATCGGTCAGCATCACAAGGTCGCCATCTTTGTCCATACCGTTCAAAGCATGGGCGGCAGTGTCCCATGAATTGAAGATAGTGCAGGTCGTCATATACTGATACCAGTAAGCTGCCGCTTCACTATGATTCGGATACACCAGCCGAATGTTATTGTGGCAAGTCATCGGCGCTCGATAGCAAGCCAACTTCTGCGTACCCTGTCGGCACCAGTACTGGTTATAGATTTCACCGGCTTTCAGCAGCCCCGTCACCGGCATGGCAAAAATGTGCTGGCAGAGAGAATAGGGGTCGCCGGACACAATGGAATAATTTCCGTGTACCTTCAACACACCAACCTTAGCCTCGTTGATGCGGTTCTTTATCATCTGGTAGACGCTGCTCTGCACATAGGGGTCGTTGAGAATATGGGGCTCAATCATCAGCGCCTTTATGAAGTCGTTTTCCATGCAGCCAACATTCTCTTCGTTCAGTCCTGCGCCTTTGAGAAACAGAACAGTCTTTACCCAATCGGCGTACAGAACATCCTTTATCTCATCCATTGTCGGCTTGATAAGCTGCTCCATATCTGCGTCATCCAACTCATAGCTCTGGATAAACTGATAGTTCAGTGTTCTCTCGCTTTCCAACTCTTTAGGGCAGGTCTTCGCCACACCGAAGGTATAGCCGTTGCGGAGACAATTCAGCACATAGTCATCGCAGCTGGCGTAGGCATCCCACAGCTTCAGCATGGATGTCGTCAGTATCAGCTCTACATTCCGCACATCCACATCGTTGCCCCATGCGTCTTTGACGATATAAGTTCCAGCGACATTCTCGGCAAAGTCCAAAAAGTCAAAGGTGAATACCATGCCTTTCTCCCATGAGAATCTGGTGTTCACTCCGCTGACAAGATAGTCAAGCTCAAGCTCCTCTGACCACCGCCTTGCCAAAGACGGCAGCATCAAACCGTACCCATCCGACTCTTTAAGCTGTACGGTCGCCCGCTTACGCTCCTCCATCACAGGTTCTCCGTCGCCCTCATCGTTCAGGTAAATGATATCGGACAGGAACTCCGTCTCACAGTCGCTCACTACCAGAATGCCGTGCGGCATGGACACCGGGATAGATGCGCTACAGGTCAATGCGTTGTAGGCTTCCAGCTTGGCAGGCACCATCGCCTTTTCCATATTGCGGCCATTGTTGATGCGCCTGCGGATTTCATCTGCGTGCCGTTCGCTGACAAAGACAATCGTTTCATTCTTGACGCCGCCGTTTGTCCCCAAGAGCCGTTGATACTTGATGCCGTTAATGCTGAATCCACGGCAGGCACGGTGATAGTCTTTCTCTTTGTCGATGATTACGCACAAATAATCCGGCTTGAATTGGATGGTGTCCAGTTGTGCATAAAGCTGCTTGATACGGCGGCGGTTCTGCACGCTGTTCTGTTCTTTGCGCAGCCGTCGAATCTCCATCTTGATTTCCTTTGCTCTGGCCTCGGCATCGGTAATCCCATTCAGCTCATCCAGCCAGCGCAGCACCTGGCTGTCTGCAAGCGAAATGACCTCATCGTTCCGCCTCGCTTCCGCTATGGGCAGCGTCAGCTTCCACTTGGCCTTTCGCAGTCTGCTGCTATGCAGTTTGAAGATATACTTCTGACATACTAACTGTTTTGCCAGACTCGCTCCCCTCACAGTTGTATTTTATTTAATTGCTATGATATAGAAAAAATAAAAAGTCTTACTCATATTCTTCGGCTGTATATTGAAACCACTCTCGGTAAAAGCGCATCCTCTCACGCTCTATGTGTCGTTCCAGCTCTGCGTCATTTTCAAGTGGGTTCTCAAAAATCTCCTCGCGCTTGAGCCGCAGCACATCGGAGTCTTTATATGTATAGGGGTAATTATTCT